TAAATTTTTGTTTGGCATTTTTATTTTAGCATACAATATGTGAAAATTCAATATTTTTGTAAAATAACTTTCAAAAATTATATGAATGAAACTGTAAAATTTGAAGTAATTTCAATTTTAGGGGAACAACTTTTCAGCTGTTCCCCTTTTTTGTCAACTGTGTAATGTTGGAGTTTTGTTTTCGCTTTGATTATACTTTTCAGAACCGAACATATCACGGATTTCATCAAGCGTTAATTCTCGTTTGCTTTTCTTGCGGTACGGCTCTGTGTGGTAATACCAAGCCTGTTTTTTGTGAGCGTATCGGAATTTTAATTCTTTCAACACTTCTTTGTGTGCTTTGGTGTTTCCCGATACCCACAACCAAGTACCGCAAATTTCAACCTCAATGTCCGAAAGGCTTGTAAGCACATTGATTATATTTATAAATTCCTGCGGTGTTTCCGTTGTTTCTTTGGTGTAGGTTTCGCCCTCTGAATTTGTATGTATATTTTTCAGGCGTTCCCACAAAATCTCATATTCGTTTTGCATTACCTTAAATTCTTCTGTATCACCGCCTAAATCGGGGTGAAGCTGTTTAGCTAATCTTCTGTATTCCTTTTTGAGGTCTTCTGCTGTGTTACAGTTTGTAAAGTATTTCATAATGGTTTCTCCTTTGAAAGTTAATTTCAATTAAAATTTATATTCGGTAATTTTGAATTGGTGGGCTTTTAATAAGTCCGATTTAGATATTCACGCTGTATTTTTCACTCCTTTCTGATTTTTTATATTCGTTTAAATCGTCATCGTATGGGCTTTATGAGCATTAAAAGCGTAGCGAAATTTCATAAGTCAAGAAGCAAGTTTACGATACGCCGTAGGGCAATTCTTTACTTATAAAATAAGCGGAGCAAAATGTGAAATTAAAGCCTACGGTGACGATTTGAATATAGAAAACAGTTAAGGCTTGTGAGCGTGAATATCGGCAAAAATCGGACAAAAAAATAACGCTATGGCTTTAACCATAGCGAACCTTATAAAAAAACAAACCGCAGAAGTGAGTGTTAAAAATAAAATTACTATACATATGCAATTTTATTGTTGATATTTTCCATATTTATACTATAATATAAGTATCTTAATAATGAAAGGGTGTTTCAAATATGACAAAAGACAAATCAAAATCAAATAACAATTACAAGGTTAGTGATAAGAATAAAATTTATAAATCACTCCTTGTTCAAACATCTGACGGTGAAAAATTGATAGTAGGTATACCTATGAAATTTGACTGCGAATCAGTAGATACCAATTTGATTATTGATTGTCAAATTCCATATGTGGGTATAGAAAACTATTATGAAAGATTATTACAATTACCACTTGAAAAAAGAATGGGAATAAACGATATTGTCAACTATGCTTTAGAAACAGGTAAAGCGACAATACATATGGGCAAAAATTTTGAAGTGTTATTCAATTACATTTATTCCCGAGAAAGACTAAGTATTGTTAAGACTTTAGAAAATACTTACCGTATTATAGGAAATTATTCGTCCTTTAGTAAATCTCCTGACTTAACGACTTATGCAACAACGAATTATAATAAAATGTGCCAAACAGCTACATTTAGGGTACCTAATATGCTTTTTTGCAGGCGTTACCTGTGCATATAATTTTATTTCTCCGTCATTTATAAAAAACGGAAAAGGATATTTGTACACATTTACAGAAAAATTACCTCAGGATAAAATTCAAAGCGGTAATGAAATCATAGAAGAATATTTGCATAACCAATTTAAAGAGTATGATCGTCGTGATGATATAGACATACATACAGATTACGATAAGATATTTGATATAGAGTATTGCTTAGACAATTTGGTAGGTGTGAAAGGAAAATATAAAAAAATCGAAATACAATGTATGTACAAGTTTATATGCCCTGAGAAATCATTTAATGGTTTGATAAATACCTTTTTAGATAAAAAATAAGTTTTTGATTATAGCTATCTCACTTCAATTAGTGAGGTAGCTTTTTTTAATTAGTATACATTTAGCTTTTCATACTAGAAGAAATTTAACCCTTATCATAAAATATAAGTAAATTAAGATACTCGAGTGCTTAGTTTAATTCAATAAAAATCCAAAAGGAGAAATTAACTATGATTAAAGTGATTTATTGTAAACCAAATGAGAGAGCAGAGATTATTGAAACATCAACAGACTATGGTTGTTTGTGCAATTTATTAGGCTGTGAAGAACTTGAAACAATGGAGCTTTTAATAGGTAGGGTTATTATTTTGTGTAACGGAGAGGGTAAATTGTGCAGAGCTACTCCAAGCAGAGCTATTTTTCAGGAAGATGAACTGACAGATTTTAAAACAAAACGCAATCATCAATTTATTGATTTTATTGCAGGCAGTTTCATTATTTGCGGTCTAAACGAGGACGGAGAGTTAGTTTCCTTACCCGAAGAACAATTATCGCAGTACCTTAAACTGTATCTTTATCCTGAAAAAATTTCTGCTTTAGATACTGGGTTGTTAATATTCCGTCTTAAAGAAGATACTTTTGATTTAATTACCGTGCCGTGGGCAGATACCCCATTATATGGTTAATATTTATATGTGAAGTTTTCCAATCCATGTGTCGGAAATAACAGCAAAGTTTCTTACAGGCTTATACAAACTAATTTGGTCTGTATAAGCCTGTCACATCGGTATTATCGGTCTAAATTTATGTCAGGGTGTTTTTTCCTGCAAATAAAAAGGAGTATGATAAAAATGTTTTTTATTTCGTTAATATTAATTTTGATTGTAGTGGTTGCGATTGTAATCGGAGCTTATTATTTAGTGATACATTTAATTAAATTGTGGACAGGCTGTGATAATGATGAAGCAAATGCAAAACTACATAATTTCTTCAACGGCTCAGCTAACTGCACAATAGAAAATGACAGTACGGTGTTTACGGAAATCGGTGATAATATTCATAAAATAATTGGTGAGAAACGCTTTCAGCAACTCGTCAATTTGAGCAATACACTACTTAACACACCCTTGCTGTTTTTCGATAACAACGGTAAAATACCAAGAATTATCATAACAGTAAACTATGAAGATGAGAGCGAAAAGATAATTCTTGAGAATATTCTTTGTAATGTTTTCAGAAAATATTTAGCTGTTTACGGTTTTAGTACAGAAATTATATCTGAGTGGCATATCCGTTCTGACTTAAAAATGCCTTATCTTCAGATTGGTTATGCCAAAAATAAAGAACAGAAGGCTGCACTTAAACTCTATATGCAACACGAACAAAATACATTTATTAAGACAAATTCTGATATTTTAGATGATACGGAAACGGACGATTTAAATGACTGAAAAAATAATGTTGGGATTTGATTTGATTATGTATCAGCAGTACAGTCTAAAAATTCCCATATATGCTCCCTTATCCGCTCACTATATTGTAGTGGGCGGTAGCGGTAGCGGTAAATCAACGGCTGTATTGTACTGGCTGTACAAAGCCAGAAAATTTAAAAGTCAGATATATATTGCTGACTTTAAGGCAAGTCACGAGTTTAAAGGTATTACCAATTGTTTCGCTGAGTTTGAGGACTGCTATCAACTAATAACGAACTTTTATAAAGATTTTCTTGATACTCCCGAAGGCGGTAATGGTACTGTAAAAATATTACTTATTGATGAAATCGCAGGTTTGTTGGCTCATTTTTCAATGACGAAGTCAACAAAAGAAAAAGCAGATACAATACGCAGTATTTTAAGCACTATTCTTATGCTTGGGCGTTCTAAAAAATGTTTTTTATGGTTATCAATGCAAAGATATTCAGCAAATATATTTCCTGCTTCAAGCGGAAGTGCAGACAATTTTCATATATGTGTTGGTTTAGGCAGATTAACTGTTGACAGCAGAAAAGGGTTATTTGCCGGTGAACATTTTGAGGGAGAAGATACTATTCTGTTCGGTCAAGCTAAAGGAATTGTACTTATTGACGGTGAACCGTTAAGAGGAATAATTATTCCAAAGGTAAGTAAAAGAAAACTCTTGCAACTTCTGCAAGCTCAAACTTCTGAAAATAGACAATGACTGAGTCACTGCCTTAACTACTATACATTACGTTTTATATATTGGATACAGTAAAACGATATGCTACCATATAATCAATGAATGAAGTAATGAGAAAACAGTGAATTTACTTTAAGATTAAAAACAGAAATCTACTATGTTCACTCAATCACTATACATTAACATATGTATATTGGATTGAACAGTATCTTTAATTATAATAGTAAATGAACTAAGGATTTACTTAATTCAACAAAATATGTGAAAGGAGAAATAACTATGGATATTAAAGATGTAGTTATTGACGCCTACAAAACAGTAGGCACAGATTTAATGCTGGTATCAGTTTTACCTGCATACGAATATGACAACGGAAAGAGGACAGATCACATTTTGGGCTATAAATATGAGGTAGTTTTACCGCATCGTGCCTACGAAAAATTGTCTGTGAAAATTCTCGGTGATGTAAGGCTTGATTTGCAGGAAAATGAAGCAGTATTCGTTTCATTTACCGACTTAGTCTTAACGCTGTATTGGACTCCGCAGGGTTACCGCATAAGTGCTTCGGCAAGCGATATTAAGCCTGTCAATCCGCCCAAAAAGGCTGGGTAAGTCTTTGCCGTGGGCGGTAGCACCGTCAAGGTGCGAACCGCCTGACGGCAAGTCAATCCCCTCACTTTAATGAAGGGGATAATATAATTTTATCGAATATGTGTTCGATATTATAGGAGTGATTATATGAATGGATAAAGAATTGAAAGTCGGTGTAGATGAATTTTCATTAGTTCTCTTCTATCCAGTTGATGATATTTGTGCAGACTGGCAGAACACAGCTTATTCAATGATACAGGAATTTATCTATAAGGCAGACATAGAACTGTTGCTCGGTAAAGTTGTAGAAATGCGTGATAAAAAGCCGCAGGCATATTCACAAGCATTTACTATTGAGAACGCTCCATATTACTTCACTATAGCGTTACACGAAACTTTTGTGCATATGGGAATATTAGTTCGTTTCTCTGCTCACTCTTGGGCAGTATATCAAAAGCGGTATTTTGATTTCTACGGTGAGAATATAAATATCGGAAAATTTTTAAGCAACATTGAAAGTCCGTTATACAGATACAGACTGAGCCGTATAGATTTAACTGCTGACTACAAAAATTATGATTTATCACCGCATAGCATATACAGCAGGTTAAAGGACGAAAGTTTACAGGTGCTTGACTGTAACTACAGACACAGTAAAAGAAAGATTTCTTCTGTTGAAAAAAATTTGATGACTGAGTCAATATATATCGGTTCTAGGGCTGAAAATTCACAGTCACTACTCAGGGTTTATGATAAAAAATCGGAACAAATTAGCAACAACGGTTTTCGCCTTGATGAAGCATTGCAGTGCGACAGTTGGGTTAGATTTGAGGCTTCATACAGAGGAAACTATGCTCATCAAATAACCGAGCAATTGGAACATATAACAGATGATGTTTCTGTATCGCAGTTCATTGCAAGCAAAATATGTGACAGATACCGTTTTTATGACCCTCTTAACAGCTGTTTTACTGATTTCACAAACGACCTGCTTAAAGTAATTGAATGCAGTAATTTTCACGCTTTGCGTTGTGAAAGTCCTGCTAATAATAGCCTGAATAAAAGTATTCAGCATATCATTTACGGTAGCGGTTTATTTCCTTTGATATATAAAATCAGCTTTATATGGGGTGAAAAAGCTGTTGCTGAATTTTGGAGTATTCTGTATGAAATATACAAGAAATACCATAAGAAAAAACTTGAAATTAACCCTCAGATAAGGGCTTGGCTTAAAAAGAATTTTCTTAGTTTATCACAGCAAAGTTTATCAGATTGCTTTGTCAGTGTTGACCTTACAAAGATTGATGTTGCAGAGATTATAAAGAAAATTTCTGAAAGTGACAATCCATTTACGCTTACTGCAATAAATACAAGCAGTAACAAAAACATTGTAGATACTCAGATAGTATCTGATGAAGAATTTGAACGCTCGTTCTATTCAAAGGATATGGAGTAAAACATTTAAAACCGAGAAACCTATTTCCTAAAAACTAACTAATTCAAATAAATATAAAACCGAAAAACCGAGAAACCGAAATACTTAAATATTTTAACTCAATATTCTTTTTATATTTATAATTCAGAAAGGAGTTTTCACTATGTATGGAAATTTAAGTGAAAAGTGGCATAGAAGCCACAAAGTGAAAGTATGTGTATACTCTTTTTATTACAATAGCGTGGTATACAAAAGTTTGAAGTTATCAGAGAAAGCGTTAAGCTACATATTATACTTAGCCTTTTTCGGTAACGCACAGCATTGGGTAGAAGCAACTCGGTATGTGGGTGATGCCAAAGGCACTGACGATATATTATTTCCGATTGCCGAGGGTGGAGATGTCCATATTTATACCCGAAACGGAGAGCAATATGCCTTAGATTTAGAGCGCTTTTTAAGAGGTATTTATATTGCATTTGCAAATAAGATAGCTTTTCGTCAAGAATATGACTTCGATAATTTTATTATTAACCCAGTTGTTGCAGACGAGATTTTGCAATATGCCCTCTTTGAAGGTATCAAGTATCCTCATTGCGAAGTGGAAGGTGATGTATATGATTGAAGAAAAGAATATGTGTGATGAAGATGATTCCGATGAAATTCTCGAATATACAGGCGGTAGCGAGCTTAGCGATTTAACTTTCATCTCGACATATGATTATTATTCCAGTTGGCGTATTAAGGAAGTGTTTCGAGAAGCTGGGTATGAATTAAAGCCGGTGTTCTTGGGTTATAAGGCATTACGGTACAGAGCGTGTCAGAGATATTGGATAATCGACATGAGTAACGGTCAAAAAATGGGTACATCTTATAACGGCTACAGTTTTGAAGACTTGCGATACTTTTTAGGTAAATTAGGAATACCTCTTCACGGAGATAACTACCGCTCTAAAAGACCTTCAAAAGATGAAAACGGCAGGCGTTATGCTTGTGAAGAGTTTCTAAAACTTGCAGAAAGCCTTCCTGATGAAAAGGAGGACTTAATATGAGTGTAGAGATTAAATTCATCGGTACTAAAGAGGTTGCCGAAGCACTTGGTTGTTCCTTGCCTACTGCACGCAATATTATGTTGAGAGCAGATTTCCCTTTAATACGGGTAGGTAAAAATCTTAAAGTTGAGCTAAATGCTTTTCTTAACTGGTCGCAGAAAAGAAGGGTATGAGTATTTAAAGCATTTACATAATATTTAAGCAACCGTATTGACACAAAAGATTTAAGGCTATACAATACTGATATAGTAAAAATCTTTTGTGCTTTACGGTTTGGAAAGGAACGATTTTTATCAGCACTAAAAGCACAAAACCTAAGTCTAAATGTAATAAACTTGATTACGGTGACGGTTCTGTATACTATGTTAAAAGCAGAAAATGCTTTGCAGGTCAGATAACGCTTGAAATTAACGGTGAGAAAAAACGCAAGACGGCTTACGGTAAAACCGAACGCATTGTTAAGAATAAGTTGCTTGAATATCGTATTCAGGCAAAAGCAGGATTTTTTGACGAACCCGATAACACAACTGTCTATGAGCTTGCCGAAAAGATGATTGAAGAACAATTCTCTCTTAATGAGATTAAGCAAACTTCATATGACCGCAAGAATGAAACATTAAAGTCAATGAGTCCTATTTATGATTTAGCAATGCGTGAGATTACGGAAGATGTAATAAAGCATTTTTTCATTTCTAAAATCTCTTATTCGCAGTCATACTTGGATAAAGCATATCAGCTTTTAAAGTCAGTTTTCAATGAAGCTGTAAGGAAGAAAATTGTTACAGAAAACATTATGCTGAACATCAGAAAGCCAAAGTCAAAGCAGGAGCTTGTAAAAGTAAGAGCATTGACTGTTGATGAACAGAAAAAGCTGATAGATGTTCTCAAAAGCGAGGATATACGCTATTCGGAACAAATGCTTTTGTCAATGTTTACAGGCATGCGTATGGGCGAAATTAACGCCTTAGAGGTAGGAGATATAAACTTTAATGACCGTACAATTAGAGTTTGTAAAACTGTCAGCAGAGGTCTTAACGGTAAAACATATATAAGTAATTCTACAAAGACTAAAGCAGGTATGCGTACAATCTATTTTAATGATGATATGGCTGATTTTTTAAAACAGTGTATCGGAGATAAAAAAGACGGTCTTATATTTGCTTCAAGTGTGGATAAACTTGTCACAACTAATCAGGTAAATTATCAATACGCAAACACGCTGAAAAAGTATGATATACTTGATAAGAGTGTTTACGGAAAGGTTGATTTACATTCACTTCGTCACACATATGCAACAAGATGTATTGAATCAGGTATGCCTGCAAAGGTACTGCAAAATCTTCTCGGTCATACTGATATAAGAATTACGCTTGATACATACTGTGATGTTTTCCAAAAATACAGTATGGAAAATCTTGCTGTAGCTGACAGCTATATGAAGAGCAATAACATTGCAATAGTATGACTGTCCGAAAATGCACTGTCAACTTTACTGTCACACCATAAAAAGCCGATAAATAAGCCACTTGTCAGGGTTACCTGCACCATAGCTTTTTACCCCAGTAAATACGATATTTACTGGGGTTTTGCTATACTTAAATCACTCTAAAACACGGAAAAATACATATCGTAGCTAACACACAGCTAACAAGTAGCTAACAAATCTACAAATAACAAATTCCCCTCACTCGCTTTTTTACGGCGGATGAGGGGGATTTTTTGCAATTATGTGTTTGTCAAGACATTAAAAATGTCCTTTAGGTTTTAATTAGCCAAGTGCTTTTTTTGCATTTGCGATTTTTTTATCTTTAGCCCAATTGCAATCATTGATAAGATGATAGATAGCATTGATTGTCTTCTCACCTACAATGCCATCAACTGTGACCTTACCTGCTCTCTGTGCTTCTTTTACAGCTTTCAGTGTACCGTCACCGAAACCGTTTGAGTTATCGACTTTTGTTTTGATGATTTTCATGTTATAAAGCGTAATTAACTGCTTTTTAAACGCGAGTGTAGCCGTATTGTGTGAGCCGTATTTAATCATTTCCTCATTCTCCTTATTTGATGTTTTACCGCCGAGCTGTGCAGTTACTTCGTCTGCAAGATTGCCAAGCCTGTTATAAAGCCAGTCACCTGGGCAAGATTTATTCGCAAACCACCTGTGTACAGTCAAGACCATTTCGCCTGATTTTGGCGAATAGTTTAAAGTCTTGTCCTGATTGCCAAACCAAAGCAGTTTAGTCTTGCCGTTACGCTTGCAAATGTCAACGCAGAGTGCAACGAGTTTGTTATACACCTTACTGTTCATGGTGTACGGAGCTACCGTGTCGCTTGCACATTCGATTGTGACTGCCCTCTGGTCATTTGCGTTTGATGAACTACACCAAGAGCGATTGCTCTCATCGACACAGAGCAACACTCTGCCGTCATAGCCGATTCCGTAGTTACAGCTTGCCTCACGAGCTGTGTCCTGAAAAATGTTTCCGAGTGTTTCGACACTGCACTGACCGACTACACAATGCGGAGTAATGCGGTCAATACTGTGTGTGCGTTTACCGCTGTGGTTTGGGCTTAATTTTGTGTAATTAACAAGTTTTGAATTACTCATAATTATTCCTCGCTTTCGTCTGTTTTGTTATATTTATAAGCTGACAAGCCGAGCAGAGCGCCTAAGAAGGTGTCAACGGCTGTGATAGTGCCTACAATCTGTTCGCCGTATGGCAAGCCCCAAATGCCTGCTACGGCAAAGTAAAGTGTACCGATTGCAGGCAGTACGATAAGAGCAATGTATTTAAGTACATCATAGATTTTGTTTGTCATTTTCATTATTATCATCCTTTCAATTTAAATCTTCCGCCGAATGTGCCGACTGGTTGAGGTACTTATCAATCTTATTGATAGCCTCGGTAACTCTGCCGTTACAACCCTGCTGTTTCAGACCATCAAGACACGCACGGAGTGCATACATTGTCAAGGTCTGCTCACCTTTGATTTTTTTGATTTCAGCGTTCTGCTTTTTGTTGTTTTCGATAAATTTAAAAACACCAAATACAACACCGCCAATTAAAGCTAACGCAGATATGATTTCTGCAAGCTGTACAATATCAATCTTCATCGCTTACATCTCACTTTCGACAGGCTCGTCAACGGTTGGATTGTCGCCCCAAACTGCCATGACGGCATTGTAATATTCATCAGACAGCACCGTTTTGAGCTGTTCTCTGCCCGATTTGCTGTTCATGTATGCGTTGCGGATGTTTCCGCCAACCTGCATTTCTTCACCGTTGAAGGTCAAAAACTGCTGTCTGAGTACCGAAACGCTGTCCTTTGTGAGCATATCAAGTGTGATTTTTTCTTTAAGTTCCATTTTTCATACCTCCGTTATTTAATTTTGTACAAGCAAATCACATTAATTTGCTCGCCGTCTGCAAATGTGTAAGCCGTCTTATCCTGAGTCGAAAACTGTAGCCAAGTGTTATTTTTCGGAATGGCAAATTTAAAGAGCTTGCCAAGGTTTGAAATACCGACACAAAAAACATTGTCCTCGGAAATACATTTGTACGGCAAATCAATCAGCGGACACATGCTATTGCCGCCAAGAGATACTGCGTTCATTTTGACCGTTGCACTGACGATTACGATGTCACCAATCGTCTTATATGTACAGTTTGCACTTTTGATTTTATCGGTGACGGTTGAATACGGTGTGAGTGTTGATGTACCACTTTCAATATTTGACGAATCGTATTTAGTCGCCAAGGCGGTTTTATCTGCTTTCACAAGCAGAGCATTGTAAACCGTACCGCTTGTGAGGTAACACGGGCTGTTATTTTTTGGTTCGCTGTCGAACGGCATTGAATTGAGCTTTTGGGCAAGTTTTTGGTCTGTTCTTTCCTTCGTATATGCGTCCGTAATTCCGTACCCTGCAAGCGTTGTCGATTTATTGGCTTTACTTGCAAGATTTGCGTCGGTCGTATCAAACCTTGCTCCAAGCGAATTTTGACCGCCTCTTGCTGTGGCTATTTCGGTTTCAAGTGCAATTGCTCCGTCCGTTGCCCGTTCAATCCCCTCGTCCATATGGTTGAGGTTGTCGGCATTGAGGGGCGGAGCAGAGCCGTTCACAAAGACAATTTTATTGTATTTGTTCATTTTCTTTTACTTCCTTTCCTAATCGTTTTTCGCCCTTTGACGTGAGGGCAGTTATAAATCCGTCCATTTTCTTATTGAACACAAATGTTTCGATTGTCGGCAAATCTTCAAACGGAGTTTTAATTGTGTACTTATCGCCTGCCTCAAGCCACCAATACGAAAACAGCTTAATTTTTGTCGGGCGGTATTTATATACATCACCAAAAAAATTAACAGAATTATATTTTGTGCCAATATCACTTGCTGTTGTTCTGCACCTCATCAAAATGTTATCGGAAACATACCACGAAAAATCGTTACTGTTGCCATACAAAAACGCTTTTTTATCAGCAAACTTAGCACTGTACATACGGATAGGCTCAAGTTCGTAATCTTCAAAGGATAAATCTTTGTACGAATCGATTGTTTCAACGGAAGATTGAGAATACAACCTTTTAAAACGCATTTTTCCGTCGGCATCTATAACGGCAAAGCTCAAAGTTAATTCTGCATAAGCTTGGATTAAATCTGACAAGGTAATGTCCTTTATAACCTTTTCCACGCAGGTATCATCAAATTTCAGCGGTACACTAAAGACAGATAAGCTCGGCGGTGAAACCCCTGTAATTGCATAATCTTTGGCAAATTCTGCGATTATTGAATAAAAGCTCTTAAAATTATCGTCTTTTTGATAGTGCGCATAACCATAAGCAAAGCTGCCGTCCTCGTTCTCTTTGCCTGCAAACCACAAAGACATATCCACCTTTGACATATCATAAAAAGCGTCATAGGCTGTGATTTTGACGATGTTACGCTGTTTTTTATCTCTTTGAGCCGACTGAATTTTTCCGTAGAAAACAGGACATTCAACCGTTCCTGTTTCGGCAGGACAAATAAGAGCATTTGACGGGTACAAATCATCTGACGGATACAGCTCCGATTCAAGATATGTTGCCATTATGATGACCTGTACCGTCTTTCCTATCAAAGCCGAGCAATCATAATCAATGAGTTTCACGCTCATTTCAGAGGCTATGCAACCGCCGAATTTCAATTCTTTTTCAACAATTTCATTTTCAAGCGAAAAGCTGTCAAGCACGATACTTTCACCTGTTATATCCTCAAAACTGCCGTCGGGGGAATGCAGGGCAACGGTGTTGTAAAGTGTGTTTGTTTTCAGCTTATCAGCAATTTCTTTAGATACAAGCATTTTTAAGAATCACCCCTTAATACTCAATCAGCTCAACAGTAATCGGCTGATAGGTTATATCATTCTTTTCGGCATTCATTACAGTATATTCAATATCAGGAATATAAAAATAAGAGGTGTAATAGCTGTTCGTTTCATCGTTCCAATAAGTTACCCTGCACTTTCTCTGTAACTTATTCGCCATTGAGAGGTTGATAATCGACTGAAAATCAATCTTTTCGTCAAGATGAAGAATGTGAGTTGAAAACGAAATTTTTGTTTTGTAATTTGGCAGCGTTGCCCTTTGAAGCGTACCGTTCTGATCTCGTTCCGCAGAAGTTTCAAGTCGCTGATTCGGAGTTGATGAAAATGCGGTAATGTACTTATTCGGCATTATGTTGTTGCCGAATTTAAGCAAATAGCCGTTATAATTTGACATATCATCCCCCCCTTTATGCAAATGCGGATTTACCGTTGTGTCTGCGTCTGTAAAGCTCATCCTGTCTTATCATTTCTTCAAAAAGCGTTGAACCCTCAAGCTCGGCAGTAAACGAATAAGTGTTGCCACCGTTATTGCGAAAGATAATGAACATTTCATAAATGCGTTTAAGCAGGTCAAGAATTTGTGTGAGAATCACTGTATCCTGACCGCCCGAATTGTCGAGCATACCCTGTAACTTGTTAAGAGGAGAAATAACCTCAGGGTTACCGCTGTTAGCACCTGCGTTATCGCCGACAACCGCAAGTGTCGGAGCTTTAACAATACCGCCTTTTGCAAATTTTCGTGCCGGTGATTCCGTGGGTTCTTCAAATCTCGGAATGAGAGGCGGATTTTCAGGCATTGAAAAACTCCAATCCTGTCCAAAAGCCGCTCCGATAATACCGGCTATTCCGCCGATTGAATTAACAACACCCGAAACGAAATTATAAATACCTGTCCACAACGCATTTATGCCGTCAATGATAGCGTTTATAATAAACTTAAACACGGCACAAATGCCGTCCCAAATACCTTTGAAGAAGTCGTAGATACCCTGCCATGCTTTTTTCCAATCGCCTGAGAAAACACCTGTAATGAAGTCAATAAGACCGCCGAATGTTTTCTGTATAGAGGTAATCAACCCACCGATAAATGTAAACACATTATCAAACACCCTTTTTACGGCATTGAAAACATTCTGAAATATAGGTCCCCAAAAACTGACAAGCCAGTTTACAAACGGTGACAGGAAGTTATTCCACACGGTTGAAACACAGTCTGCAACCTTGCCGAAGAAGTTTATTGCACCCTCAAAAACAGGCTTCAGCCAGTTTTCCCAAGCTGATTTTACGATTGCTACGATAAAATCCCACGCAGGCTTAATCCATTGATTGTAAACATTCATCAGGGTTGTGCCGATGTTGGTAAACATATTGCAGATATTCTGAAAAATCTGCTGTCCGTTGCCGTTCCACCAATTACTGATAATTGTTCCGATATCTCCGAAAATCTGACCGATAAAGTTAAACACATCTGCAAACTGCAATTGTAAATTTTCGAGAAATTCAGTGATTGTTGCACCGTCATTTTCAGTCCATTCCACAAGGCTTTCGGTTGCAGTTGAAAACGCACCCGAAACAACTTCGCCGACTGAGCCCGCAAAGGTTGTAAGATCGCTAAAAAGATTGGAAATTGATTCTTCCATTTGAGGGCGAACATTGTCAATTGCATTGCCTGCAAGTGTACCGAAATTATCAAAAAAGATTGAAAGATTGTTATAGCCGTTTGTAAGATTGTTGCCTATGGTGTCTATAAAGCCGATAATCTTTTCCCTGTCTTTTGAAATCCACTTAGCAACACCGCCTGAAATGGTCTGAAACGACTTTCCGCCGATTGTCGCAACCGCTCCGAATGCAGAGCCGATTGCCCCGAGTTTTGCAGAACCGACCTTTTGCATTGTGCCGAATGCCTTTTGAACTATGGGAACAGCATTATCAAAAACGGTCTTGCAGTTCTTGCCTATAGCTGACCAATCAACCTTGTTAATACCTTTCTGTACATTCTCGACAAAACCTTTAAATCCGCTTTTTTCGTATAGATTTTTGAATGCTCCCGAAAGGTTTTTGCTTGTGTCCTTGACAACATTCTTTGCAACAGCTCCGCCCGATGAACCGCCTGAAGAGCTTTTTGATGAGGAGGTGTCTGACTTTGAAGATGAGCTGTCAGAGCTTGAAAGCATATTCAGCTTATCAAAGCCCGCAACACTTCTCTTTGCTTTTTCGGAACTTTTCTGAACATTATCAAGTGACTTTGAACTGTCATCTGCCGTATCCGTAAGGCTTTTGGCAGAATCGGACGCAGATTTGATATTGCTTGCGGTGTTGTTGCCTGTATCCCAGCCGAATACCTTTGAAAGCGATTCAACCGCGCCTTTGGCATATTCCGTTAAAGTCGCAAGTGCGGAACTCAACCGCTTTACAACCTGAGTTGCCACCTGAAGAATAGGCTGACCGACTACGGCAAGGAGCTGTTTCCAACTTTCTCTGAGGTTGCCTGTTACATTCTCCCAACCGTCTGCTTCACGGCTTGCCTGTCCCATAGCACCCGAAAGCTGATTAGCGTCCTTGACCATTTGCAAAAGCGTGAGCTGTTTCTGCGATTCCGACAAATCCGTAAATGACTTGCCATACAGCTTATTAGCCGCCGCATTTCGTGTGGTTTCAGTACAGGACAAACCGAGTGCGGCATCATTTTCAAAGTTGCCTTTGAGAAACGATTTCAGGCTTTCTGCGGTATCTTCAAGCGAACGGTCATAATATGCGGCACTATCGGCTGTTACCTGCAAAGCCTCCTGCATCATACCCAAAGCACTTGAACTGTCCATTCCAGTAGTTTTTGCAAAGGCATAAATGCTTGTGCCGACGCCCTGCAATCGGGTTTCAAGAATACCGCTCTGATTGGCAACGCTCTGAATGGCTGATTCTGCCTGTGACTGCATTGTGCCGAATGTCTGCTCAAACTGCGAATTTGCCGCATTGACTTCCGCAGCCGATTCAATGCACTGCTGACCGAACTCCTTAATTTTGGCAACGGAAAAGGCGGCAACCACAGCTGTACCGATTTTCTTAAACGAAGATGAAACCGAATTGCTTAACTGCTCACCGCTGCCTTTGATGTTTGAAAACTCTTTCTCGGTTTTCTGAGAAACGCCCTCCGAAACCTTTGAAAAGGACTGTTTCATATCCGTGCTTACATTTTCAAAATCTTTTGAAAGACTTGAAAATGCCGAATCAAACTTTTTTGTAATTGAATCGGAAATCTTATGCAATGTTTTGGAAATATCATCCCCCGTAAGCCTGACATCAAGCTCAATTTCACCCGCCTTTGTCGCCATATTCACCACTTCCTTTCATTTTAGATTTTTTAAAAACAGGCATAAAAACAGCGCACACCGTTATGATGTACGCTAATAAAATTTTGCAAAAGAATAGCCGCCCCGTTTGGAGTGGCTTTTTGTTTACAGGCTTGCAAAAAAGTTTTGAAATTCTGCAAGAACGGTGTTCATATCTTCGTCTGAATAGTGCTTTACATTTCTTGACCGCCATTTGTTGCGGATTTTATGCTGTGACGAAGTAAAGTTTTTCAAAACCTCTTTGTCGGTTTCGAGGCGAATTTGAACCGTTCTTGCAAGCGGTGTTTCGGGTCCTAAGCCTTGCAGAAGTGAGCAGAACTCATTCCAACTCATTTTTACAAAATCCTTTGAATAAATGCTGACCCCGTACTCCGAGCGAAAGCTCGACACGATTAAATCAAAGTCATCAATCAGGTCGTAGCCGGGGTCTGAACTTCCCCCTCGTCAGTCAAATCGCCTGTTGCAATTTTGGCAGATTCGCTGATAAGGGCGTTGAAATCGTGCATATTCAGCTTTAACTTTTCAATCTTTTCTCTCTCGGATTCATCAAAAAGAAGATGATACATTTCGATAACATCTTTACTTTTACCGTTGCCGTCCTCAAAAAGTGCCGCAACTTTGAGCATTGAAACTGCGTCATTGTTGATTGCAAGGTCAACATTTTTAACTCTGACACTCGGCTTTTCCTCAAAATTAAGCTTGTCTGTAATATCAATTAACTTTGACATAATCGTTCATTCCTTTCGTTTTTTAAGCGGCTGCTGTATATACCGGCTTGCCATTTGACATAACTTCAAATTCAAGCGGAGCAACACCCGTACTTGCGCCTGCACCGTTTGATGTAACGGATACAACTGCATTTTTAAAGAGGACGGTTGCACCGTTGGGGAAGGTCCACATAAACGAAACTTCTGCCTTTCTGCCGTTTTCAAATGACAATGCGGCAATCTGGTCGTTACCTGCGTCACCGATTGTACGCTTGCCCTTTACCGAAATTGTGATTGACTTTGCTGTCATAAGCCTTGACTTCCAGCCCTCGTTTTCAAAGGCTGTCCATTCCTCGACACCGTTGTCAAATGCAACGGAAAATTCTTCGCAGTTAGCAATATTTGTCGTGGCGGATTCTGTTCCTGCCTTGCCAACCGCAAACTGATTTTCATAGCATGGGAATACTCCCGATTCAACTTTTGCCATAAAATTACTTCCTTTCGTAATAAAATTTAACTTCAATGACCTGCTCATACACACCATTGTCGTCTGTTCCCACATCAACGGGTTCTTCCGTGAGCAGTTCGATTATATAGATTTTGTGTTCCTTAATTTCAACATTTTTAATGTCGTAAAGCGTTTCGTAAAGTCTGCGTGCAAACTCCTCGGTTTCTCTTGCGTTGTCGGTGTAATGGATAAGCAAAGACACGCTTATTGTATCGTAGGTGCTTTCACCGCCGATTGCCCTTGTGGGTGTTCCCGACTGCTTTAATGAATACACACCGATTGACCTGTCCTGCTTGTTGTCAAGTTTGCCGATGTAATAATGCTCGGCTGAGGTAACGCTTTTGAGCCAATCTCTGATGTCCGATAAGTAAATCAAAGTCCTGCTTCCTTTCTGTAAAATCTCACAAATGCCCGACTGCAAAAATTCTGCCGTGTACCACCCTCAAGCCACGGAGCGAACCATTTACCGCCGGCGGCAATGTTTTCCTTACGGCTGAAATTATACTCGGGATGAAAATACAACCGCCTTGCATACGGAGTGCTTGACACAATTTTAACCGTGCCGTTCCAACTCTGCGCACAATCTTCAAAGGTATTTTCGTTCTGAAGATTACCCGTATCAAACGGCATTACCTGCGTGTTTTTCACCTGTTTAAGAAGTGCGTCACCTGTCTGTTCAAGAGCCTGTTGCTTTGCCTTGTCAAGCTGTTTTACAACAGGCATATTGAGTTTGATTTTTGATGATACTGAAAATCCCATTAAATCACATCCAATTCCGTAAAATTAACTTTGCCGTCGGGGTTGCGGTGTTTTGTACCCTGTACGATGTTTCGTTTTACGCCGTCAAGGATTACAAAGCCACCGCTTAAAGTGGGGCTGTCGGGGGCAATATCGCCGTCAAAAAGCAAGACAGCCGACACCTGAACAATTTTCTGCTCTTTGGTATAGACCGTCTTTGCCTTTGACTGCATATTACACAAGGCAGAGCCACCGTGCAGGGTTGCTGACGGGTACAAGCTGTCGGAGGGATACAGATTTTTGCATTCAAACACGGTCAGGGGTGCTCCGTCTTCGGTAACACCCTCACCGTAGATTGTGACCTCGACAGGAGTTTTGCAGAACTGCTTTTTTACAAGTGACGGAAATTTCACGGTTTTCACGCACCTTTCAGATTGCAGGATAACAAAGTCCCGTTGATTTTAGCAACGCATAGAGGTCGGCAGGAATTGCCACTCCGCTGATACACATTAAGTTCCAGCTTGCACCAAATTCCATTGATGTGCCGTTGATTGAATAGCTTTTCAGATAGGAAGAAATCATATCGGCATTTTCTTCTTCAAAAGCAGTAAGTCTGCTATGCACTCTGCCGATGATTCTCTTCTGCATTTCCGAAAGTTTTTCAAAATCAATGCGGTTAAAAGTTAGAACATCAATGTGTTCGGCAGAGATAACGCTGTTCTCATCTCCGCCCTGCTGTTCAATGTAATCGGCATACATAGATTTACTCCTTTGTGTCTGACTTGGTACTCTCTTTAAGTTTTTTGTTTTCGGCTTTGAGCTTTGAATTTTCTTTCTTCAAAGTATTGTAATCATCAACAGAAATTTTCTTGCCTAATCCATATTCTTTGATTTTGCCGTTGTCATCCTGAATATCATAACCACGGGATACATAAGTCTTAGCTTCCTCGTCTGTGTTGACTGTATATGACTTATTGTCTTTGATTGCTTTCATTTTTTCTCACCTCGCTTTAAGCCTCGGCATGAATGATTACGCCCTGCTTCATAAGTTCGTCAATGGCAAAAGTACCATTAACTTTTCTGTTCTGATATATATAATTATCAGCTGTTCGGCTGTCAGAACCCGGAGTATAGACATTGATATATGAATACTTAACTCTTGACACCTGTGCTTCCGGGTCAATAAGAATATAGTCAATCTGCTTAGCTGAGCTGTCAGCAACACAACCGTTTGTAAAATCAAACAAAGACTTCATTCTTGAGCTTGGCACTTCTACAATCTTATCAATATCATCAACGGAACGAACACGGCGGTCAATGCCCTTTGCGGAACTGATTTCAAGTGTTCTCTGAATACCCTCTGCATTCTTCAAAAGCTTTTTGTACTGTGGTGTCGCATAAAGAATAACCCTGTCGAGCGGTACACCCGCTTCGGCAAAAGCCTCAAGGTTATCGTCAAAATCTGCAAGCACATTCGCCGCAGTTAATGCAGTAGTTTTTACTGTTGCACCAACTCGCTTAGCCTCTGTATAAAGCTTGCTGTAAGTATAACAGTCGAGTTCAGGGATAGCCTGTGTTTTTTCAAAGCGTGTCTGAATATTTGCGATAGTCACTACCATATTTGTTTCGTCAACATCAATAGGGTCGATAGCAAACTCAATATCTCTGTCGTGGTCAAGGGTTTTGGTTTCGTAACCGTTTGAATATGTACCCAAATTAAAACCGCCTGCACCTCGTGTATGGTCTTTATAACCGCTGACCGAGAGTTTCGGAATTTTAATATCCTTACCGTTGATAATCTGAATGTCAGAGTTTGAGTGGTAAAGGTCATCGCAAGTAAGGGCTTGACCGTACAATTCTCTTAAAACATTACTGAAAATAGTTGCGTATTCTAATACTGCCATAATTATTTACCTCTTTTCTTACTTTTTCGATTTGATGCCGAAAATTCCTCTTAAGGCATCTTCTGTTAAATTTTTGTCGCCGTTGCCGTCACCGCCGATTTTCTTAACTCCTGTGCCGTTCTCGGCAGGTTTGCCCTTGAGTGCGGGGATATCGTCAAGCACCTTTTTAACAGCCTCTGTCAGCTTTTCCGCATTGACCTTGCCGTCTGTCACAGCTTTTGAAAAGTCTGCAATTTTAAGCACATACGGAACGGTTGCAATGTCAACGCCCTGTTTTACGGCTTCGAGGGTTGCCGACTGGTTGACTTCTGCCATAAGCTTTGCGTTGTTTGCAGATTCAACTTCCGACTGCATTTTTGCAAAGTCGGGAGTGTTCTTAGCTTTCTGCTTTTTAAAAGCACCGATAGCCTCTTTCATCTCATCGGCTGACAATCCCTGCTCCTTAAAATATGACTTCAAAACGGTGTCCTCTGTCACGCTCTGTTTGCCTGTAATAAGGCTTGCGAGCTTGTCGTAATCAAAGACAGGAGCGTTTCCCTGTGGAGTTCCCTGCGGTGCAGGTGTCGGTTCATTGGGGGTTGGTGTTGGATTTGGTTCTGCCATTTTTTCATATCCTTTCAGTTTTTCGGGTGTCTCCCGTAATCAGTTTATAGAGTGTCTCTCTGTTTCAGTTTTGCACGGTGTCTCCCGTAGTTTAATGTCTTCGGACAATAAAAAAGCACCTTACATATTCGTAAAGTGCTTAATCCGCTTTTTCTGTTTTTTCTGTTTTAACTGCTTTGGCTCTCGGCTTTTTGGGAGCGTCAGGCTTGACCTCTTCTGCAAAACCACCGTCAATGAGTTCCTTTGCTCTCTGCTCGGAGCATTCAAAAACTTCATTCACAGGTCGTGTTACATAGCCGTTCTGCCTGTCGTTAAATGCTGTTGTTACTCTGATTTTCATTCTGTCACCACCTTTCTAAACTGGTCGAAATCGACGGGTTTAAATGCAATAAAAAAGCACTCTGATTTCTCAAAGTGCTGATTTGATGTATTTAGTTCTGTTACGGCAAGTTACAGGCAAGTTAAGCAATGCCGTGAACAAGCCGTTTTTCTTGCTCTGAACATATTCTCGGCAAGTTAAACAACAAAACCGCCCTTTTTACGGAGCGGTTAGATTATGCCACTATCTTTTAGATATTGCATTTTTTGTTTCTCTCTAAGCTTACTGTAAAGTGCTTCAGCATCTTTAGCTTCTTGTGGAGCATCTTCACGCAAAGTGACATTTAAACCATTTGTTACAAGGTACGGCTTAAACGCATTCCATAGAGATTTTTGTTCTTCAGTTTGTATCAATCTCATACTATCATCACCCTAAAAGTTTGCTGACTCTGTACTCATTATACACTTCATCCATAGCTTTATCTTTTAAGCATTCAAAAGCATACTCACTTATATCCTCTATATTATAACCGTTATTTATCAATTTTTCAACCTTTGGAGCATAAATTTTATTAAGGTAATCGCAATATTCAAAATAATCGTTAATACTTCCGAATTTTGCTCTGTAATTTTTAGCGTCTTGCCAATGAATCAGTTCGTGCAGAATTGTACTCAATCTGTCTTGCGGACAAGCCAAGTTTTCTTGTAAGCCTGACAAATCACTTGTTGAAAAGTATGCTGAATTGACATTTAGAACATTTTGCATTGGCATATATGAAGCAATAGCATTTACTCGCATTTCTTCGGGAGTGACAATACAAATTTCAGGCTTTCCGCTTGTTTCAACCTCTCCGAGCATATCAAACGCTTTTCTCACTTGCATATCAAAATTATGAAGTTCTTTTCGTTTTAGCTTTACCTTATCTGAAATATAAACATTATCACACAATGTATTTGCATTGTGGGTATCAATTGTAATTGTTTCGCCCTCAATTTTGCGTTCAAAAGTTTTTGATATATCTTCTTCAAAAACAGGTCTGTAATATTTTTGTTCATCAGTCTTCAAAGAAAATTGTTTTGCCTTTTCTTCAAGCGTATTCGCCCTATCGTGCCACTCATCGGCTCGGGTTTGGGCAATGCGTTTATTGTCCTCATCAAGGCTGTATTCGGCACGACGGTCAAAGCGTTCTGCCTGACGCTGTGCATACTGCTGTTTTTCCTCAATTCCTCGCTGACGGTCAAGCTCTTTGATTTCATCTTCAGACAACGGTGCGTCCAAATCATCAAGTTCGGGATAATATGTACTTGTGCTGTCCTTACATCTCGGATGAAACAAACCGTTCTTGATTGCAGTTGAGAGAAGCGGATAGTTTCCGTCTGACTTTTTGCCGTTTGAATAAACATCGTCAATAAACACCTTGCCGATATATTTTGCACAATCGGGGCAACCGCCCTGTCTTGAGTTCACAACAACGAGGGATACTCCCCATTCGGCTCGCTTTTCGCCCTCACCACGCAGATAGGCTCTTTTGTTGGCTGTTTTAACCGCCATGTCCGCATAATCCGAGAGCGTGTGCCTTGCACCGTTCTTGTATTCCACACAATTAAGACCTGCGTTGAGCATATCTTTGCAGGCGATATCAACGGCTTTTTCGTATGTAACCGCACCCGTGTTCGTTGCAACCTGTGCGTTAAAAATCGCCTTGCGGTACTTGTCGTTGCTCATACGCAAAACCGCCGTTTCTGCCCTCTTTAAATCGTCTGTGGTCGATTTTATGAGTGCGTCAAGTTTACGGTCATTCACCTTAAAAAACTCGGCTGTGCTGTGTTCTGACGGCTTTTTCGGGGCTTTGAAACCGTCCTTGACAGCCTCAAGGATTTCTGCCTCCTGACTTGCATTTCCGTCAGCTTTGGCAGTGCGAATCATCTCCTCGACTTTGCTGTTAATGGTTTTGAAACGCTTGCCGAATTTCTTTGCGTTATGCTTGCGGTACTCTTCAAGGCTTTTGAGCTGTTCAGCCTGCCATTGTGTCCAATTGTAACCCTCTTTGGTTTCTTCGGCTCTGTGACGGCTGAAATTGCGCATCATGCTGTCGATAAGCTCGTTTTCAATTCTCTCAAAAGCCTCTTTAATGTTGTAATCACTCATCATTTACCTGTGTATCGTTCTGTTCGGGATTGCTTTCGGATTTTTCCGCATTATCTTCCGCATTTTCTTCATCTTCTGCGTTATCGTCAGGCTCTTCGGTGTCGGTAAGGTCCACATCGTCAAGCTCCGATTTTTCTTCTTCGCCTGCAATGCCCTGTTCTTCCTTAATTCTCTGCACCTCTTCGGCTTTCCAATCCTCCGACTTGCTGTCGCCGTAAAGTTCGTCAACCGATGTTTTAACTGACATCAAACCGCCCTGTCTTGCTTTTGACACGGTTTCAACCTGACTTTCAAAGCTCGGATTTGCATATTCGCCGAAGTTCACGGACACTTCCAATCCCTCAACAATGCCCTTGCCGTTGAGTTCACTGTCTGCATTGAGTACAACTGCAACAAGGCTTTGAAGTGCGTTCTGCGTAATTTTCACAAGGTTCTGCCTTGTGTAAAGGGTTGTCTTTTCCTTTTCACGCTGAGCGTCTGCATTGTCAAGTTTCTTCGTATCAATGCCGAGAGTTGACGGCGATATAATGCCCTGTAAGCAGAGGTCGAGGGCAGTAATGTATGAACTCAAATAACTTTCGTGCTGAATCTGCGGACTTTCGGTGTAAATCCTGTTGCCGTTGCCGTTTTCAGACATATCGTTGCCCACGGTTATAAATCGGTTGTCAAACGGATTTGGCGATATTGGCTGACAGGTTTCGGGATTTCTCGGAACAAGGCAATCAGGCACATACTGCTTTGTTCGGCAGGCTCTGAGTGCGTCCATCCACTGTGACCACACTTCATCAAGACTGTCGAAAGCGTCTGTTTTTATGCCGATAATGCCCGCACCTCTGCCCTTGTGGCACGATTTGCCGTAAAGGACAGGTACAGCCCACATATATGATTCGTCAAATGTAACGCCCTTTGAATCAATCCACGAAAGAGCGTCAACCGTGTGCAGGTCAATCTCTTTGCCGTTGTCATCGTACAAAGCATAGTGAATATAGCCGTAACCGTATGTTTCTTCAAAACGGTAACGGCGGTGTTTTTGCGTGTAATCGGTGTAAAACTTAACCTCTCGGATTCTGCCGCGCACATATGTAAAGTCGATGTTTTCGGCAGAATACCATTCAACAATCGGAACATCTGATACAGCCGTGTCAAAGCTGACCTTAAAAGCACCGTCACCAACAACACATAGGTCACGGAGCATTTGTTTAACCGTGTCGGATAGCTTGTTCTGCTTTTCAATGTCTTCCCAACGCTCTGCATAAGCGGTTGAATTTTTACTTGTAACATCTGTGCCGTTGTAGTCGGCAATTACGATATTCACAAGCGTTTCGCAGATGAGTGCCGGCAAACCTGTGTGTATTTTACGGATTTCAAGCCCCTTTGTGCTTTTTGCCGCCCAAAACATAGTTTTGTTTGTATCAATCTGCCTGTACAGCTCCGCAAGCTGTCTGCTGTTGCCCCAATACCAAATGCGATTGATAAAGCACTCGGTCAGATGATTGCTTGTTTCGGTAACGGTAATTGTTTTGTCGCTTGCAGGAGTAATCTGCAAAAAGTTTTTAATTCCCGATCTGATAGATTCAGCCATTCTGTTAATCAGCCCCATTTATTTCACTTCCAATAATATTTTTAAACGGCAGCCACGCATATTGACCGCTGTTAATGCAATGGTCGTGACCGTCCTCGGGTGTGTTGTCTTTATCCTCTCGCCAGCTGTAAATTTCAAACTCGGCAATCGTGTTTTTACAATGTTCAAGCACAAAATAACAGTCGGTGGCAAGCCAGCCGAGTACAAGATTGATTCGGTCGATAATCTTCGTTTTCTTCCATGCATTTGCAAAGTCATAGACACAGCCGTGCTGTCGCTTATACTTTTGAAATTCGGTAATAGTCGCTTGGTCGGCGCTGTCAATAAAAGCCGTGCGTGCAAAGCCCCATTCATCACGGTTGCGGTCAAGAAAATCAATAAAATTCTTCACCGTGTCACTCGGGGCAATAGGCGTTTGCATTTCAGCGTTGTTATAAACTCTTTCATCAAGCTGAACACACTTGCCGTGATTGGTAATGCCGTAAAATGTCATTGCGATAGTGTCAGGCGACTTCTGCGAATAGGCGGTATCAAGACCTGTGGTGAACTGAACAAAGTGTTCCGACTTGCGGTTACAGTTCAAAAACTTTCCTGCCCACTCTTTTGATTTGATATGTCTTGCCCTCTCAAAATTCGGGAACACAAGACCTGTTGCTCTGCCTCGCAAACCTAAGATTTTATTTTTATAGAGCTTTGTACCTTTCGGTGCAGAGTTCTTTTTCTTTTCAATCTGTTCGGGTGTAAGACTTAAATTGTCGGCAAAAGAAAAGAACCAATACCGCCAATTCGGTACAGGTTCTTCGGTAAGCTCCGCCGTAATCTCGGGAGGAACATCGTTTTCATATTTTTTAAAAGGACGGGAGCGGTTGACAAACTCCTTATACACAGGCAGGCTCGGATCATCGGGATTCAGCGTTGCAAGCATATAGTCATTACGGGTTGACATCTCTCGGATAAACTCGATATCAGCGGTGTTGATTTCGTCAATATAAACGCACCCAAACTGCGCACCGAGAACCATTTCCCACTTATCCCGACTGCTGTAACCGAGAATATAGATAATTTTGTCCTCAAACTTGATATGCGGCAGCTTGTAATCCTTGTCGCCGTTACCACAATAGACTGCGTTGCGGTGCAAGTCGAGAATACCGTTGTCCTGTTGAATTATAGTTTCCTCAGCCTTGCCCGTGTTTTTGGCGGCAATTGCGTGAAGCTTCTTCGGCGACTGCGACACCATTCGCATAAACTTAACGCCTGCTCCGACGGTAGTTTTGCCGGACGCTGTAGTTCCTTCAAGAAATTCAGCCGACACATTTGTTGTGTTGATAAAGTCGATATACTTTTGTGACAACGGGAATTTGTTACTCACTCAGTCCCTCACCACCCAACTGTCTGAACACATCGGATAGCTTTTCGGACTGCTCAACCTTTGCGTCAACCTTAACGGTGTATTCGCCCGTCATTTTGTTGAGCGTGTCAATCGCCCTGATTCTGTCGGAGGTGTCCTGCCCGTCATTCCTTGCAATGTCGGACAAAGCAACCTGTCTGTCCTTTGCACTCATAATGCGCTCGTCCTTGAGCTTATCGGAAAGCTCTTTGATGTATTTTGAAACTCCAACATTCTCCAACAATTCATACGCTCTTGCGTTTGCGTAATTCTCGGAATATCCTGCCTGTATCGCACTCTGAACGGTGTTACCGCTCTGCGCATAATATTCCGCAAACTTCCTCTGTCTTGCATTTAATTTGTCTTTCACGGTATCACCGCCCTTTCTAAAAATAAGCAAAAGAAAAGACAGCACATTTCTGTACTGTCTTTAAACACAGGTTTCCGGAGTTGCACCGGAATCTGTAAAAACTGTTTTCCTATTTAAACTATCCCCTGCGTTTATAATATTATATCAATAAATTTCTAAATATTCAAGTGTTTTCTTTTTCTTTCCCATTTATTCAATAATACACTTACATATTTCTGTTCTTTATCAGTCAATTGACGATCTCCAATTTCATTATGTTCATAACCCAAATGGGTATGTGGCATCATTCCATTATGAGGTCTACCTTTAACGTCAATTTGTTTTATTCTTTCGCCGTAGTTGTCATAAAAAGTAACACTTTTGATGTTGCTCTGTTTGTCAAGAGTAGCATACACTCTATTTTTTGTCATAGTTTCCATAGGAGCTTTTATCGAAGTATTACCATTCATACGAATTACTTTTATTTCACCAAATTGAGCAACTGTGTGATATTCTGTACCGTACTTCTTTCCCTTATCACTTATACCGCTTGAAGAGCCTCTTCCGCCCATTATTTTGACCTCCTGAATTTTTCCTGAAACGATTTGATGTTGATGATGTTTCCCATACATTCTTCGGGGACTCTGCCGTAGAAGATAATTGTTTCAGGCTGTAAGCGTTCAATCATTTCTTTGTAACCTTTCAAAAACAGTTCTTTTGATTCCGTACGGTTCTGCGTTCCAACACTTGATACGGCAACCGTACCACCCAAAGGCTCGCCGTCAAAACACCATTCAAAACTTTTTTCGTCGCTCCAACAAATTGTAGGTATTACCTCAATGCCGTAGAGTTGTAAATATGCACCTATCCAATGCTTGCGATAGTGGTTATAAATCTGCAACGCTGTCGGATAATCAGTGTAAAGACTGAAATCAGGCGATAATACACAACTGAATTTTTGTAGACTCTCAATATACCTGTCGGGTGTATTCCATAATCTTTGGAACTGGTAATCGTCCAAAAAGAAATGCACACCGCAGTTGTTCTGCTTACTGCTCAAAACTTCATTAAATCCGATAAAGTTGTTTTCTGTAATTTTTGTAGGCTCAATAATCGGGATGTCATATTCTCCTGCACCCTGAAAAATCGCTCTTGTGCTATTTTCGTAACCTGTACCGCATTTGTCTTTATACATCAATTTCACCTCACAACACAAAACCGCCCTCAAATGAGAGCGGTCTGTGCGATTTTTATCTTAGGAGAGTTTTACATATGTCCTGTTTGTCAAACTTTCATAATACCATTATACGCAGGGTAAGGGTGACATTCAATGACATTTCAAAATAATTTTACGAGAAATTGAACTTTTTTCGGAACGCCTGTAACGCTTCGCCGTGCAATCTCAGGGTATGCCTTACGCTCATTTCCATACTCTCGGCAATATCCTCCCACCTCTGACAATTTATGTAATACTCGGTCAAAATTGCAATGTAACGGTAATCGTCAAGTGCGTTGATTTTACTGCGGATTTCAGTTTTCAACCGCACAAGATTGTCAATTTCCCGATTGATTTCAGCCTGAAGGTCTGCAATCCTGTCAACAATCCGCATAGGGTCATTCACTCCCGATGTCTTAACAGGCTCATTCTGCTTAACCGATACCTGTGCAATATTCAGCCTAAGTTTCGACAGCTCGTGTTCTTTCGTTCTGATCAGCTTATCCGAAACCCTGACCGAATATAAATAATCTTTAACCGTCAATCCACTTCACGCTCCTCGTCAAGCATACCAAGTTCCTGCGCCAACGCAACAACAGCGTTTACAATCAAATGCAAATCCTTACCTTTGATGTTACACATATTAAAGCAAACATCGCCCTCATCGTTATCAAGTTTACCAAAATCAATAACAAGTCCCTTTGTGATCGTCTTGCTTTCATTGTTATCGTAATTAACGGTAATGTTTTTAATATCTTTCATTTTCTTCACCTCTCAACGATTTGGCAATTCTTTGTTGATTCTTGCAGATAAGATCATTTATGTTACAAAATAAATAATATGTCAACCCTCTTATCTCTTCTATATCATCTGTGACCATAATGCGATTGAGTTCACCGTCAATCGTATCACGGGTGTTATTGATTTCCTGTCTGAGTTTCATTTTCTTCATTCTCCTTCAAAATTAACAACTTTTCCGTTGTCGGTGTAATCTCGTTTGTCAAATTCAAGTTTTAACTTGTCGATGACAACCCTGTCGATATGCTCCCAAAACACTTCGTCAGTGTCGGAGTGTTCAATTATTTCGGTCATAGACTTTAGTGCCTTTGCACATCTGTCACGACCAAATCCGAAATCCTTATGCAAAGCATACAGCATTGTTTTAAATACTCTGCGTGTGATGTCCTTGTTTTCTTTTTCTCGGATCTGCTCGTATGCGTTTTTGGCAATCCGTTCAGCTTCCTGTTTAAGCTGTTTCGGAATCTTAGGCGGTATTCTCGCTTTCAATGCTTTCTCTCCTTTCGTCAATCTTATCAAGTGCAGTTACAATCAACGAGCTTTTGGCTTTGGTGTCCATAAGCTCTGCTTGATAGTAAAACCGACCCGTTGTATTCCGTCTGATGATACAGCCTTTCAGAACGTATTCTGCTCCATTGTACAGCACGGTTCTTTCAAGGTTGCGTTTAACTTCCGAGATATTCACAGCATTTCCACCTCGATGTAAATACCCGGAACATCCGCCCAAAACTTTTCGCATATCTCACTTGCGACAAGTGCGTCATCAGACCAAAAGCCGAGAGCGGTCATACAGTCTTTTAGCATTTTTTGCAGATTGTCCGTGTCAGGTTTTGTTATACGATATTCGCCGTCTTGATGTTTACCACGAGGAAAGCACCACTTTGTTATCAACCTGACAGCCGACTCGTACGGTTCTGACGGTTTAAACTTTGCTAAATGTGACGTGAGCTTTTCTCTTGCCTGTTTCACCTCGGGCGGATTGTAAAAAACAGGTTTGCCGTTTTTTACCATAACCTTATGTTCCTGTGCAGTTACGGTCGGCGGTATCATCGCCATAAAAAAATCCATTTTTATATTTCACTCCTTTAAAGCATTAAAGCTACTTTTAATTTTTGAATTTTGCTTTTAGTCACAGGTCAGGGGAAGGAGTTGTTGTGCGTAAGCTTCGCACAACTACTTCACCCCTGTGACCTTTAGGGAACGGACACCGTTTATATATACGTAGTATATATACTTTTTCTTTCCCTCGGAAAATCTCGAGAAAAAAGTCATTTTCCGTCATTTTTAGAAAAGGAAAATCTCGGGAAATTTTCCCTATTTTCCCTCACGGAAAGAGAAAATCTCGATAAAATTTTCCTTCCAAATTTGACGGAAAGGGAAAATTTATTCGACTTTTTCCTTTTCCTTTAATCCTGTTTTACCGCCGTCAATCCAAAATCCGCCGTGTTCTTTTAGTCGATTTCGGACTGTTTTTTCGGTAACTCCAAGATATGTAGCAATGTCATTTATATCTGCCTGACCGTTATTCTCTTCTGCCGTAAAGGCTGTCATAAGAGATTCCATGCGTCCTTTTTTGTTTTCCGATTTAGTATTTTTCTTACCGAAATTCTTCTTATAAGGCGGGTCAAAATCGCCCTCAAAATTACAGTCCTTCAACACACCTGTTGCGTCCGATTTGTGAATCGGATAATCAAACCAAAGGTTAAGTGCATCAAATGCCGGAAACTCTCGCAGAGTACCCTCTATTCTCCACGCTGACATCCCTTTTACGGTTTTTTCGGCACGGGCAACATCTGACATCATCAGTTTAAAAGACTGTTCAGGAAGCGTTTTGCGTGCGATGTCAATCATATTATTTGCCATTACCAAATCATCCTGCGAACACACTTCACTGATTTTGTTGAAGCGACCTATCCAGTCTTTGCAGATTTTACAGGTTCTTTCATCCTTTTGCTGTTTCATCAAATCTTCGCTGATTTCAAGCCTTGTAAGGTCAAGGAGTGCATCGGGGTCACGAGCGAAAACACCCGAGCCCGAAACTCTGTCCATTGACTTTTTACCGCCCTGAGCACCTTTTGAATGGTGGTGACAGTAGATTACCGCACAACCGATTTCGGTACACACCTTATCAAACTGGTTGCAAAAGTGGGCCATTTGGTCAGCACTGTTCTCATCACCTGTGATAACCTTGTATATCGGGTCAATCACAACAGCTATAAAGTTGCCTTTTAAAGCTCTGCGTATGAGCATAGGCGCTAACTTATCCATAGGCACGGACTTGCCACGCAAGTTCCAAATATCAATTCTGTTTAAGTTTTTTGGTTCAAGTCCTAATGCTTCATATACATCCTTGAATCTGTGAAAACAGGACGCACGGTCAAGTTCAAGGTTCACATACAAAACATTGCCCTGCGCACACTTAAAGCCGAACCATTCTGTTCCCTCGGCAATTGCAATACACAATTCAATCAGCCCGAACGATTTGCCGGCTTTAGAAGGTCCGCCGAGGAGCATTTTATGTCCCTGTCGCAATACTCCCTCAATCAGAGGCGGAGCAAGTTCAGGAGGATTTTCAAAAAAATCTGCGAGGTTCTCAAGATCGGGCAAGTCATCGTTAATGCTCTCCACCCAGTCTTTCCACTCGGCAAAGTCGGATTTACCGATATTGGTGTCAATGATAAACTGCTTTTTGCCGTTACGGATAACACCGGGCATACGGCTCAGCCTTGACGGATTGCGGTTCTGCTTGTCGATTTCAAAGCCGTTCTTATTGCACACATTGTAGAGATAATCAACTCTTTTGCGGTATTCGTCATAGTTTGCGGCATCAATCTTAACAATAGCGTGGACTGATTTTCCGCCCGAATAAACAAGCACCGCAACAGGCAGCTCAAGCTCTCTGATGATTGCATTTTGTTCTTCAAGAGCCATACAGTCAGATTCCACCAGAGCGTAACGATAATCGGTTACATTCTCGTTTTTAACACCCTTACCGTCCAATGGATTAAACCTTATCCACGCTCCTGCCTCGGGTTTGTAATCGCCGAATACATTTGAAATATCACCGTCACAATTGTTGAGGGCGGCAATAAGCTCACCTGCCGTACGGTCACAACTGCCCTTTGTAGGCAGATATTTAACCTTGCCGTTATCGTTCTTCTCCCAAGTTTCGGTTACATAGCCGACATTTTCGGAGCTGTCAAAGAGGGTTTCAAGGTAGGTTACAATTTCATTCACAGGATTCCAGTTTGCAGGCTCGTGAAACTTTACACCCTCACAGGCTGTTACTCCAATATCGCCCTGTTCAAAAGCAATTTCGTCATTCCAGCCGAGTTCTTTCGATTCACGAAAAGTCATCCCCCTGTCTTTAGCCATTTGGATTATCGTGCCTGCTGTGACAGGTGAAGCAGAGCCGTTAAAGCTCTGCCATTTCTTTTCGCACTCACCGTTGTGATAGCGGTTGTCTGCTCTGCTCCAATCGTCCCAGTCTTTTACGCTGTATCCCTCTTGTTTGAGTGCCATTCCGACATTTACCCAGTCTTGGTAGTCAAGCTCTGACGGACTGATGTATTCAAGTGCATTAAGTAAGTCCAACCGTATTCACCTCGCTTTGCGGTACATATGTTTTCGGGTTAATGTTTTTCGGAGTTCTCCAACCGTTTGCGGCAATCCTTGAAATCAAAGCTGACGCTTCGTCAAACTGCCATTTGCCCACGTGCTGAAAACCTCTGCTTTCAAGCATACGGATTTGTTTAGGTGTGGTTAAGCCCTCAATTCTTCGCTTTTCGAGCCTGTCAAGAATAAGTTTTGCTTTGCCGGCACTCTGAATTTCATCGGGGAATATTCCGAGCTTTTCAAGTTTTGCTTTCTGTTTGTCTGTAGGCGGAGAACACTCCCAGCCGAATGCAGGAACATATCCTGCAAGGTCCTGCGCCTGAATTGACATTTCGTACTGCAACGGATCTACAAGTTTGCGTTTGCGTGTTCGCATTTCCGCAAGCTGATTTGCAAGCGCTTCTTCACGCTGAGCAACAACATCTTCACTTGCTTTTTCCTCCGCTTCTTCAATGTCAATCGGACAGCCTGCCTGTTCCGATAAGTTTTCGGTCATCTTTTGTGCGACCTCTTCGTTATCGCAAATGAGATGTGCAGGTCTGCAAAGTTCGTGCCTTTCTGTGTGCCACAAAAAGTCGAGTAGCAAAAGCTCCGTCTTGTTTGGTGCAAGCCTTGTTCCTCTGCCGACCATTTGGCAGTAAAGCCCACGCACCTTTGTAGGTCTTAAAACGACAACGCAGTCAACACTTGGGCAGTCCCAACCCTCGGTTAAAAGCATTGAGTTGCACAGCACGTTGTACTTATCATTTTCAAAATCCTGCAATACTTCCGCTCTGTCTTCGCTGTTACCGTTGACCTCTGCCGCTTTAAAGCCTTTTTCGTTCAAAATGTCTTTAAATTTCTGCGATGTTTTTACAAGTGGTAAAAACACAACAGTTTTACGGTTCTTACAGTATTTTTTCATTTCTTCGGCAATCTGATAAAGATACGGATCAAGTGCCGTGTCAATATCACTTGCTTTAAAATCTCCTGCCTGTGTGGCAACTCCCGAAAGGTCAAGTGTAAGCGGTATTGTCACAGCTTTAATCGGTGACAGATATCCCTCTTTGATAGCCTTAGGGAGCGTGTACTCATACGCAAGCGAATCAAATACTGTTCCTAAATTTTTCATATCTCCTCGGTCGGGTGTTGCGGTAACACCCAACACTTTTGCATTGTCAAAATGCTCAAGCACACGCTGATAGCTGTCGCTGATTGAGTGATGTGCTTCATCAATAATGATTGTGTCGAAATAATCGCTGTCAAAGTTTGACAGCCTTTTCTCACGCATAAGCGTCTGTACAGAGCCTACAACAACCCTGTTCCACGAACCTATGCAACTTTGCTCGGCTTTTTCAACCGACGAATTAAGTCCTGTTGCTTTTTGGATTTTGTCCGCCGCTTGGTCGAGCAATTCTCCACGGTGGGCAAGTATCAGCACCCTGTCACCTCGACGGACACATTCTTCGGTGATTTTTGCAAAAACTATCGTCTTGCCACAGCCTGTAGGCAAGACAAGTAATGTTTTTAAATTGCCGCTTTCCCACTCGGAGAAAACGGCATTCTTCGCTTCATTCTGATACGGTCGTAACTGCATTAAAAGCTACCCGGTGTCCAGTTATTCGGCATCGCAGTATTTGGCGTTGCAGGCTGTGTGTTATACTGTGGCGGATATGTAGGCTGTACATACTGCTGAGGTGCAGGCTGTGCTACGGCAGGAGATACCGTTGTCACCTGCTCATCGTAGGCATAAAAATACTTGATGTCATTTGTTACGCCCTCTGTACCGTCATTCTTGACATATTTGCGTATGATAACCTGACATTTACCTTTCTTGCCGATAATGCCTGTCCAGTCCATACGGAGCGGTTCGCCGTGCTTTTTCATTGACACGGACAAAAAGAGCTGTGACAGCTTCCATTCAAGCGAGGAGTGCAGTACGAAATTAACTGTAATTTCTCGCTTGTCATCTGCTCCCCACACATCAAAAGTCACCTTTGCCATATTGCACGGCGGCAGTTTGCCTTTACCCTGTGAGCGAGCACGCTCAACCTTTGCTACTGTAAAATCATAATCATCCTCGGGGAGCGGTTCATAATTTCCGCCCTCTTCGGTTATTTCGTCGTTCCAACCAAATTCTCTATCCATTTATACATCTTCCTTTCTTATTAAAACGGTAAGTCACGGTTGCTCTGTATCACTTCGAATACCTTATTCCACGCTCCCACAAGGCAACCGTTAATAAATCGTGGGTCATAGTTTGTGATTGGTGTATCGTAAGGGTAGTGTCCCTGTGTAAACACCGCCTGTCTGATTTCGCTTTCATCAACACCGTTAGCTCTCATAAGGTCGGCAAGAGCTTTTGGTATGCCCTCGGGAATATTGACAGATTTATCATTCTGTATCTGAGGTGTTGACAGCGGAACAGGCTCGGGAACTTTTTCAATCTGCGTAGGTTGTGGCACAGGCTGTGTCGCAGGCTCTGCCTTAGGTGGTTGAGGTATCGGATTCTGCGAAACAGGACCGTTATTTACAGGTGCAACATCATTAAAAATATGGGCAATGCCTGCATAGCTAAAATCCATTTCTTCGGGCAGTCCGTGACGATTCTTTGCGTCCCAACAGGGATGATGAAGCGTGTGCATTACTCTCCCTCCGCCCTGCGCTTTGTACTTTCTGCCGTCTTTGTCGGTTGCTACCGCTACTGTTTTATAGTTTGCGAAAAGCACCATATCCGCCCATTCTTTTACAAGCGGAGAAATCTGTGAAGCAGTCTTTTTGCCGAGTTTAAGCTCCCAACGGTCATATTCACCGATTTCATCAGGCTGTGAAAACTTGCGGAGCTGTGCGTGTGCGGTGAGCACAACATTGATACCTCTGTCAATCAAATCTTCAAGGCTGTTCAAAAATCTGCCGAACTCCTCTTTTTCGTAAACATATCCGTTTCCGTAACCGAAATCCTCAATACCTTTTTTGCCGTACTTTGAGCAAATATCATCAATACAAAGCTGTTCTGCCCAGTCGATTGTGTCAATAACAACCGTCTTGCATACAGTCGGATTGCTTTTGATATATTCAAGCTGACTTTTGAGCATAGTCCACGATGTCGGCTTATCCATTCTCGCAACATCAAGGTTTTTTGTGCTGCCCTCCGTGTCGATAAACAGAGGGTTCGGAAACTGCGAAGCAAAAGTTGACTTGCCGATACCCTCGGGACCGTAAATTACAACCTTTTGAGCCGACTTGATTTTACCTCTTGTAATGTTCATTTATCTTACCCCCTGTACATCTGAAAAATTGATTTTATTGCCGTCAACATCAATGACAACATAGTCGATTGCGTAGTTGAGCAGTTCGTTTGTCAGATCCTGTATTGACTTGCCTGTCATACCTGCAATCAAAACAATTCTTGAATAGTTTTCAGGCATAATCTTGACCTTGGTATAACCGCAGGCAAGCTCTCTGTGCGGATTGCATTTGATTACACATTCGTTTGTATTTGTTTTTGCTGTTGTTTTAGCTGTAGTTCTTGTAGCCATAATTAAAACTCTCCTTCTGTCCAAGTCGGTGTTGTAACAGGTGCGGTTGTTTCGGACTTAATATAACCGTCCTCAATGATAATTGAACATTCATCACCGTTTGAAACTCTTGTTGCAATAGCCTGCAGTCCCTCTGATTCAAGCCATTTTGCAAAGTCTTTGAGTGTGTCGGTGTCCATTTGTTCGAGCTTGTCAAGCAAGACAAATCCGCATTCGGGATTGAGTTTGCGTACAATTGCCGTAGCGACACGAAGCTGTTCAGAACCGCTCATATTGTCCCACTTAAAACCGTTATATGTAAGCTCGCCCTTTTCAACCGATAAGCCGTCAAGGGGTAAATTTGCGTTGTTGAGCAAGTCATATTTTGTTTTGCGGATTTCTTCAAGCTGTGCTGTCATATCGGCGTACTTGCCGTAATATTCCTTTGCGTCCTCATCAGCTTTCGCTTTATCGAGGTTGGCTCTGACTTTGCGGTTAATTTCGTCAATCTCGGTAATGTTTCTTTCAAGCTCTGCCGTGCTTTCATCGTGCAGTTCGGCAACGGTCTTTCTGCTCTGTTCAAGCTGTGCAAGCACTTTTGTAAGTTCGGAATTGTATTTTCTCAAATCCTCGTTAAGCCTGTTGATTTCGCTCTGCAAATTGTTGGCACGGATTTCAAGGTTATCTTTTTCTGCTCTCAGACGGTTATTTTCACCGTTGCGTGCAAGAATTTCCTGCTGTTTATTGATAAGTTCAGAGGCTGATACAGGTTCATTCGGCACGCCTTCGTATTCGGGCATTTCGGCGGCAAACTTTTTCTTTTGGTCTGCAATCTGACCGATAGCACGACGCTCGTTATACACCTGTGTTTCCTGCGTTTCAAGTTCATAAACTCTGTTGCCTACACCGATAATCTGCAGGAGCGTGTCAGCCTTTTCCTTGCCGGTTGCATTCATAAATTTCGGCAGGTCAAGAGCAAAGTTACTGACAAATGCGTCAAGCAAAGCCTGTCCGCCTTTGTTGCCTGCGGTGTCAATTACTTTAAGACTGCTGTTCTTACCGCTACGCTCCACAACAATACCGTTTGAGAGCTTGATTTTAAGATGTGGCGGAATCGTTGAACCCTCACGGTACGGAGCAGACGGAGCGAAACGATTACCGCCGAGAGCCCACGCAATTGCGTCAAGAACAGATGTCTTGCCCTGTCCGTTTTTACCGCCCAACACGGTAAGTCCGTTTTCGGTCGGTTCATAAGCAACCGCCTTTACTCTTTTTACATTTTCGATTTCAAAAGCTGATATTTTTACTGACATATTAAAGTCCTCCTTGACAATTCGCTTAAAATTGTCTATCATTTAATTAAGGTATTTTTCTTTGTCCGTTGAGGCTTTGCAGAGCTTCAGCGGATTTTTCTTTGCAATTGCAATTAATATTTAACATTGATATAATCCAACACCCTTGCCCAGCCGTATCTTTCGCCTGTTTTATCATCTGTGCAGCAGTTATACATCCAATACTCCCACTCTTTAGGATTTCGCTCTTTAAGTAAGTCAAATCTATGAGGGCGCTTTTCCAAGTGCAAACCAAATCCGCACATTGAGCAACCTGTTCTTTGAGCTTTGGTTGTGTACAAAGTACCATCTTCTTGCCTCTCGATTTTTCCATATATTTCGGGAACAGGAACATTTAAATCAAGAGCAAGTTGCAAAATGTCCTGTCTGTTAAAAATCGCAAATGGTGCTGATCTGATTGTAGATTTACCAAAATAATTACAACCATTTATCATTAAGGATTTGGCTCTTCTTCCGCCTTCGGAAGCCATCAAGCCAAGATAAGGCACGCTGTTATGTTCTTTTGCCCAAGTGTCACAAGGCTTTTCTTTTAGATAATAGCAGCATTTTGATGACACTTTGAAATTTGGAATTTGATAATTTGTACCCTCTTCATTGTTCGCATAACCGCCGAACTTTTCAAGCCATTTTTGCGACATTTTCATACGACTGTTTTTTTGATAACCGCCATAGGCCCCTGTTTCGCCTGTTACAATAGCGTGTCGAACAGTTTTGTTTTTTTCTGTCGGATTTGCAAGTAATTCAATCTTGGCGGCAATTTCTTTTGATAAGACAGGAAATCCAAACTCCTGAATTATATCCTGTTTAGTCCAGCGGTGTTCTTTTCCTGCACTGTCAATATACCGAACTGATGGCTTTAACCTTTCAATTCCGAGCTCTTTATGTATTTTTTGTATGCTTGAATCTTCAAGGTAAGAAACGCTGATTCCCGGGGCACGGATTCCAATCGACTTTAAAAAGATAAATAATGTAATGCTATCAAGACCGCCGACCGAAACGTGATAGTTTAATTCTCGTCTATCGCATTCTTCGGCAAATTCTCTCGCTCTGATAGTTGCATACTTAACTTTAAATTCATAATCCTGTTTTTGCTTAACAATGAAATCAGAGATTTTTCTCTGTCCGTCAATTCTTTCCATTCGTTCAAAAACATTTTCTTTCATTTCTTCACCCCCACACATTCAAAGCCGATTGTTTCGGGTTCTGATGATTCATAGGCTTTGAGCTTATTGCGAAGTGTACGGTTTTCGTTGCGATAACCGCTTGATGTCACCAGTTCAAGGGCGAGGTCTGCCCTTGCGTTTCTCAGCTCAATGCTGAGATGTCTGTTCTCTGCTCTGAGGCTCTCATTCTCCTTAAGCAGTTTTCTGCGTGTAAGTAAATCTTTAAATGCCATTTTGTGTCGTTCCTTTCATTGGGTTTGAACCGAGAATATAATTGAGAAACGGTATTCTCGGAATACGGATAGATGTGCCGACTACAATTACATTGAATCCCAATTTTTCGGGTTCGTCCTTTGCCTGTTCACGCAAGTTTTGCGGAGCAACTCCAATAGCCTTTGCGGCATCCTCAGAAAGCAAATAGACATCACTGCTATCCATAATTTCTTTGATTTTTTTGTTCATCTGAACTGTGTCCATATGTATACCTCCTTAATTTTCGTTGGTAATTTTGTCTGAAACGATTTCGACTGATTCAACATCAGCTACGCTGAGAGCCAGTTTGAGCAGTACAACCTCGCTGACCGTTCGTGTTATCTGATAGCTTGTAACATACGGAATTTCTGTTCCGTCAATTTCAAGAAGGAACTTGTCCTTTGTGTCAATAAGTTTAAGTTTTGCCATTTTCTCACCTGCTTTCTGTTTTACCTATCTTGATTTCTACACCCAAAGCCGTTAAGAGCCTGTCGGCATTTTCAAGAGATATGCTCTTTTTGCCTTTTTCCCAATACTGAATAGCTCTTTTAGTAAAGCCCGATTTCTTAGCAAGCTCACTTTGCGAAAAGCCTTTCTGTTTTCTGCTTTTGAGCAATATTTCAGCAAATTCATTGATGTGCATTGATTTCACCAACTTTCTATGATATACTATATGTAGTGATGAACGGCAATTCATTACACTATATAATGAAAGGGGTCTTTGCTTATCAAAAAGGCAATTTATAACTGCGAATCATTGAACGATAACTTTAGTAAGAAAAATCTTGAAATCGAATATCCGTCAGTCTGTCCTATGTGTCACAAATCTGGCGACCCCTCGTATTTAAGCTCCTACTATATTGACGATGAACATACTTATCCAAATCTTTTCGTTCATTTCTTCTGTCACAATTGTGAAAAGACCTTTTTAGGTAATTATCATATAGGTCCTTATCACGGTTTAACTGAACTTATGGGCTTCGAACCTATTTCTAGAGTAGAAGAACGAGAGTTTCCTAAACACATAAAAGACTTATCCCCTGATTTTTGTAACATTTACAATCAGGCTTATGCTTCCGAACAGTACGAATTAAAAGATATTTCAGGTATGGCTTACAGAAAAGCCTTAGAGTTCTTAGTAAAGGATTACGCAATAATGTTACAGCCGAACAATAAAGATAATATCGTTAAAGCACCATTATCAAGATGTATCAATGATTACATTGATAACAACAGAATCAAAAAATTAGCAGTAGCCTCTGCTTGGCTTGGTAATGATGAAACACATTACGAAAGAAAATTCAAAGATTATAATATTGATAACTTAGTCGAATTTATAAACGCTATTGTTTCTTTCATAGATTCTGATATATCCGCTGTCAATGCAGAAAGAATGATAGAAGGTAACTAATTATCCTTATCTGTTGAGAACTTAAAACTAAAATTGAAGAATTCAAGCTGATTGATTGTATCCTGCAATTCGTCAGCTTGTTTTTTTGCCTTTTTTATAAGGCTTTCAAACTCCTGCAAATTTGTAGCCGATATATTAAGCACTCCTTCATTTGAATAGTTGCCTATCATTTTATTTTTCATTTCTTCACCTCTTTTAAGCAAAGTCCGTTTAATGGGACTGCGGTTGTGGTATTATTGATTGTGTTGCAAATATCTTTTGCGAATGTTATAATCGAGCAAAGGAGCTGATTATATGTGGGTAATAATTAGTGGTATTTTAGGCATTGCAGGCTTTTTAATATCTTTAATAAACCTGATTAACTATTTTGTTTCGCACAAAGTGAATTTGGAAATCACAATGCTTGAATACGCATACAAATTAGGCGTGCAGGGAAAGAAAAGACTTTTCATTCATTATAAACTTAACAATAAATCGCAACTGCCTATTTCTGTTACCGACATTCAATTAGTTCTGAACGGCATAGAGTACACCGAAGATTACAACACCCACGAAGTTAATTCTTATCATCACAAGTCAAAAGGTGTTGATGAGTATGTTCCGACATACAATGAACATCTGCCTATCAATCTTGAGTGCCTACATTCTCATTCGGGTTACCTCGTTTTTGTAATTCCTGAAGATAATTCTCCAAATCTCGATAAAGGTCTGACTTTTCAAATTCGCACCAATCGGAATAAGGAAGTACAAAAGAAAGTGTCATTGAATGAGGTGGTAACGCTCCGCTCCACTCTACCTTATCAAAAGTATAAAAATCTTTTTCTAAAGGATAAGGTGGAACATAAGGTGCACTGACAGTCTTGGTGACTGTTGGTGCTTTTTCTATGTTGAATAAATTATTAAAAAATCCCATTTTCTCACCCCTAATAAGAATATAAAGACTGAATAGAAACACACTCTATTCAGTTTTTTGTTGGTTTGTTAGTTTAGTTTTCTAAACTTTCGGCGTAAAAAAATAAGTTGAAATATCTGCGGTATTTAAGCCGAGAATATCAACTGCCTTGAAAATCTCTGACTGCGAAAAATCGCTACTATTATTGATTTTTGCAGTCATAGTAGTGGTTGACCAGCCCATTTGTTTAGCAAAATTAGAATGGGTATCGCACTTCTCTTTGATTTTGCCCTTTAACTTATCATAGTTAAAGCAAATTTCATTCGACATCTGTATCACCTCCTGTTCAGATTTTCTAAACTAATTGTAACGCATATATTTTCTTTTGTCAACAGTTAATTTCAATTTTTCTAAACTTTTTTCAAATTTTTCTTGATTTTTTCTAAACTTTATTATATAATGCAATTAAAGAAGAGGTGAGCATAATGGCTAAATTTCACAAGCAGTTAATAAAGGCTATGGAGCTAAAAGGAATTACTCAAAAGGAACTTTGTAAAAAGACTAATATACCTAAGTCCGCAATGAGCCAATATATGTCGGGAAAATTTAAGCCGAAACAAAAAAGAACCTATTTATTGGCTAAAGCCCTTGATGTAAACGAGGCTTGGCTAATGGGTTTTGATAATGTTTCTATGGAAAGAGAAAACAAAGAAGAAGACCAAGCAACCCCCCTTCCGCAAACAAATGTATTTATGCGACCGGTATATGACAGCATTTCGGCAGGGTTCGGAGTGATAGCTCAGGATGTGCCTGTTGACTATATGCCTACATACATCACCTGCCCCTCAGAACAGGATAAATATATATGGATAAATGTTCACGGTGATTCTATGAGCCCTCTGATTGATGACGGCAGTAAAATTCTTATTAAAAAGCAAACCTCCGTTGACAGCGGTCAGATTGCCGCAGTCCTCGTTGACGATGAAGAGGCTGTTGTTAAAAAGGTCCTTTACAACGATAACACCGTTGAGTTGCATTCAGTCAACCCCTACTATCCCCCACGAGTGTTCAAAAATAACGACGTCACCCGTGTTCAAATCCTCGGTCTTGTAAAAGAAGTCAGTAAATCGTTACAGTGAGAAAAGCTGTTTTACTGTAACAGTTAAATTTGTAAAAATATATTGATTTTGTGAATTTCTCGGTGTATAATTATACTCAATTCGTAAAAACAGCCTATTTTTACGAATTGATTTTCTGATATATGCGTATAATTGTTAAATTACGGCATATAATACTTATTGGAGAGGTGATACATTTGGGGTATAAATCTTTAGATAAGCTGTTTTATTCTGACAAAGAAAATTATGAAAAAATTTACAACGAAAGGTATAAAAGCGAATACGCAGTACACTTAGATTTTCTGATACACGATAACCCTGCTTTTTTTGTGATGATACCCGAATTTATTACGAAAATTCGTGACATTTATAAAACCGATAAGCAAATCAAAGCTTTAAGGGATTCATTACCCGAAAAAGCAATTGACCATTTCGCTATCAGATGTTTGGTTGATGAAATTGTAAAGACAAATGATATTGAAGGTGTTTACAGCTCAAGAAGAGAAATTAACAGTGTCTTGTCAGAACTGGAAACAAAGAGCCACGGGAAGCGTTTTATGGGGCTTGTGCAAAAATATCTTATGTTGCAAAAAAATGAAACTATGTCCTTTGACACCTGCGAAGATATCCGCAACCTGTACAATGATTTAGTATATTTTGAAATTGAAGAAGATAACCCGTCTGATTTGCCTGACGGTAAAATCTTCAGAAAAGATTCAACAAGCGTCCTCAGTGCGACGCAAAAAGAACTTCACAGAGGAGTTAATCCCGAAGAAAAAATTATAGAGTGTATGAATAAAGCGTTGGCAATACTTAATGACAAAAGCATTGAGTGTGTTTTCAGAATATCAATTTTTCATTACCTCTTTGGTTACATTCATCCTTTCTATGACGGCAACGGAAGAACATCCCGTTTCATCAGCAGTTACTTGTTGTCAAAAGAATTTGAATCAATTATCGGTTACAGAATGTCTTATTCTATTAAAGAGAACATAAACGATTACTACAAGGCATTCAAGGTGTGTAATGACCCGAAAAACAAGGGAGATTTAACTCCTTTTATAATTATGTTTACCGATATTATTGATGATTCGTTGCACAAGTTGGTGTACGCTTTGGAGAAAAGATTAGAGCAACTGACACATTACAGAAAGTGCATTATCTTTCTGCCTAAAGGCGCCGACGAAAAATATAGTAATCTGTATTTTTTGCTTATTCAGGCAAGTTTGTTTTCCGAAAGCGGAATAAGCACAAAGGAACTAATGGATGTTATGAAATTAAGCAGAAGTACAGTTACAAACAGGTTAAACACCCTGTCCGATTACGGTTTAATAATCAAAAAAACTTTAGGCAATATCCGTTGCTACAGTCTCGACATAAATAAAATAGATACAATAATGGAAGAGATAAATAAATAAATAAAAAAAACCGCCCTGACCTGTTGGCGCAAGTCGGAGCGGAAACCACCACACAGGGTGCAGTGATACTACTAAAAGCAATAATATTGTATCACACTCCCCTGAATTTTTCAAGTTTTGAATATCAGGGGATTTTTGCACCCTTTTTTAAGCAAAAGGAGTGTATAAAATGAAACTGCCTAACGGCTACGGCTCTGTTTATAAGCTGAGCGGAAACAGGCGCAATCCATGGGTTGCCTGCGTGACAATAGGATATAACAAAGAAACACGCAATCAGGAACGCAGAGTTATAGGCTACTTTCCAAACAAGCCTAAAGCCCTGAACGCTCTTGCTGATTACAATCAAAACCCGTTTGATGTTGATTCGGCAAGACGCACTTTTTCAGAAATTTATGAACTTTGGTACAAGGAGTTCATCACTGAAGACACAAATCCGAACACCAAAAGACAGTATAATGCGGCATACAAACAATGCTCAATGTTATACAATCGCAAGATGTCCGATATAAAAATCATTGATATGCAACGAGTTCTCGACAACTGCAACAACGGTTATCAATCGGTTAGGCGAATTAAAATTCTGTTGAACAAAATCTACGAATACTGCATATTTCACGATATGCTCCATAACAATCTTGCAGAAAAATTGAAAATCAATGCCAAGTCAGATGAAACAAAACGAGCACGCAGGGAGTTTTCGGAAAGCGAAATAAATCTTTTGTGGGAATATTCAAATCTTGATTCGGTAAAAATAGTGCTTATGCTGATTTATTCGGGAGTACGTGTGTCCGAATTGCTCGACCTAAAAATTTCAAATGTAAACCTTGACGAACAGACTTTCTTTGTTGAAAGTTCAAAAACCGATTCAGGTGTACGAACCGTGCCTATAGCAGACAAAGTATTGCCGTTTTGGCAGAAATTCATCAGCGATTCTCAATGTGGATATGTTCTGAATAATACCAATGGCAAGCCGCTGAAATACGATAACTTTAAACGCAACTACTGGACACCTCTGCAAAACGATTTAGGATTTGACCACACCATACACGAAACAAGACATACCTGCATTTCAATGCTTGTATCGGCAAATGTGAACCACACAATCATCAAAAAAATAGTCGGTCACAAGTCGAAAATGGACTTGACCGAAAAGGTTTACACCCACATTAACCCAAAAGAATTAGTGAATGCAATCAACAAAATATAGTCTTATATTATCTTGAATTGTTCATAATTATGTTCCGTAGCTTACATATAGCTAACAAAATCCCCCATTTTCCGCATTCCAATGCCCCTTGCAAGTTACCTGCACCAGTAAAGGTGGTTTTTTAACCGCCTTTTATTTTTTGCCAAAATTACTTAAAACGCCTT